CACAGAGTCCATGAACTCTGGATGTCCTGTAATTCATATATAGCAGGATTTAAAAGAGACACTCCCAGTGGTCTCGTTAGTACTATGAACAATCTTCTTCATTATCTCGCTGGTGTCAAACGCGAGTTCGAAGCCTTAAATCTCTCCACGCAGGGTGTTCGTATTGAACCCTGCACCATTCTAATGAGAGGTCCCCCAGGAGTGGGTAAGTCCAATCTTATGGCTCACTTTGCTATGGCTTTGTTAGAAAAAATAGTCCCAGAAGAGAAACGTACACAGCTTAAAGAAGACCCCCAATCTTTTATCTTCAACCTCCAGTCAGAAAATGTTTACTGGGAAGGTTACAATAGCGATAAATATCTCACTTATATAGACGACATCGGCCAAGTTAAAGATGTGGCCGGAAACGCCGACTGTGAGTGGATGAAATTAATCCGCATGTGTTCGTTATTTGAATACGTACTCCATATGGCAAGCATTGACAAGAAAGGAAATACCAGATTTTGTTCTCGTGTAGTTATTATAAACACGAATAGACGAGATTTCCAGGTTGAAAGTATCGTTGAAGTGGAAGCCGCTAAAAGACGTTGTGACTTAGTTTACGACGTTGTTCCCAAGGTTGAGTACTGTAAGCCGGGAACCACTGAATCGTTGTGGTCTCGCAGGCTTGACTTATCCAAACTTCCTATTGGGGTCACAGGTACTACTAGTCTACTCCCTGAAGTAGAAGAGTTCCATGAGATAGACTTTATGGCATCCGTTACAGGAATGCCTACTGGTCGTATAATGACGTTTGAAGACGTCTTAATCAAAACGCTTGAAATTGTTAAGATGAAAGCCAATAGACACGACCAACTTCTTCTTGACCTAAATAGTACAAGATTGACGTATAACCCTCAAGGTTTCGTTGATTTATTTTATAAGAAGAAGGAGAGTTATCCTTATTATGAAGCTCTTAGTCAAAGCCCCATTTTACATAGGTTGGCAGTTATAGAACACATTGCCGACCTTACCGGAGATCCTTTTCCCCGGCCAGCTGTTATAAACAAGATTCTGGCTAGGGTAGAAGAGGAACTTGAATGCACTGATTGTCACGATAGTGCATCCATATTACAACTTATTTCTAAGGTTTACGTAGTCGAACATGACCCCTCGTTGTTTGATAGCGCCCAAGAAGCCTACAACAAGTTTAAGACATACTTAACAGAACGATACAATTCCTTACCTCAGATAGCAAAGGATATCGTAACTTATGGTGCCGCTGCTGTTCCTATTTTAACAGCTACCTACATGTTGTATTCCTCGCTCAGTTCACCTTCAGCTGACGCACAGGAATATTCTGGTAAGTCCCAAAAAGAAAACACCTCAAAACAAAATAGACCCAAACCAAGATCTACAAAAGAGTTGAAGTCGCTCCGCACCGCTGCCGTGCTACCTCAAGCGTTGCTGGAAAGTCAGGCCAATGTAGATCAAAACAACTTGGATATCGTGCAAAAAGTTATCAAGAGAAACACGTATTCACTAGTTTTCCCTGGAGCATCAGCTCCTATCGGTTCTATCCTGTTCGTTAAAGGAAGAATTGCTCTTATGCCCCGACATTTCATAACTAGAGCTGATATTAGAGTCCAAGAAGACCAAAGCTGCGCCACTGCTATGGTGCGTATGCTTAAGTCGTTATCTGATGTTCAGTTTAAGGTTGAAATGCGAGATTTGTTTAATATAGTCTCGGATGTCGGTTTAGAGAGCTTAGATTTAGTTTGCGTAGAGTTCCCCATGCACGTTCCTAACCATGCTGACATTACCAAGTACTTCATCTCCCGAAGTGAACTTGCAAAAGTGAAGCTACCCGATTTTAGATTGGTCATTCCCCGTAAAGACGGTACGACCAGTTGGATTGGTAAAGCTGAGCGAGTAGATTCCATTCATGTCCGTGGTGATCATCCTTATGTCATCCAAAAAGCTTTTCGTTATCGTGCTCCTACCGGTGATGGAGATTGTGGTGGTTTATTTACCCTTATGAACCCCTATATTCCCAATAAGAAGATCTGCGGTATCCACACAGCGGGTCTTCAAGCTTTAGGATTAGGTATAGCTAGCGTTATTACCTCAGAAGACATTACTACATGTTTGGAAGATGTTCCTTATATCCACCAGGATTTTGAGGACGATTGCCTTCCCCAGGCGTCATCCTCTTTACATGACACTACTTTCTGCCCCTTATATTACGCAGCTCAACCTGTTCCTCAGGTTTTTAGTTCTGAGATCAAAAAGTCAGAACTATTTGGTGAGTGGGGTCCTAATACGACCCTTCCGGCTAGACTTAGGGAATTTGAGTATGAAGGGAAGATCATTGACCCCTATGCTCAAGCTATACAGGGTTACAACCCTGAAGCTCCTTATGTAGAACCTGAACTACTGTCCATTATCGGGAAAAACGTTCTGGCGATGTTGGAATCACGATCTAGTGTACCCGTCGACAGAGGCCTACTCACTTTGGAGGAAGCCATTAAAGGGGATGCTTGTGATCCTGAGATGAAGGCTATAAATAAGTCCACATCCATGGGTTACCCCTACAATACGTTACCATTAAGCAAAAAGACTCAATACTTTGGGCAAGAACCTGGTTATGATATGACCACTAAGTTGGCTAAGGAATTGATTTCACGTTTGGAGAAGATAGAATCAGACGCGAAAAATGGAATACGAAATCTCCATGTCTTTACATCCACTATCAAGGATGAAAGACGAAAGATTGCCAAAGTCTATAGCGGAAACTCGAGACTTTTCGAGGCCGGACCTTTTGACTTGCTTGTGCTCATGCGCAGGTACTTCGGACGGTTCGTATCTTGGATGCAGAAAAATCGCATTGACAATGGATCTGCAGTTGGAATAAATCCTTTTTCTGCAGAGTGGAACATGTTAGCCGAGAAATTGAATCAATTCGGTGATATGACCACGAAAAACAAAGGTGCAGGTGACTTTGAGAAGTATGACAAACTACTCTACCCTGTTGTCCAAAACGTCGTTTTAGAAATTATAAATACGTGGTATAACGACGGCCACGATAAAGTTCGCGAGATCCTCTTCCTTGAGATAACCAACACGCGTCACATTCGCGGCAATCTTATTTTTGAAGATTTCTTCGCCAATCCCTCAGGCGGATTTCTTACTACTACGCTAAATGTGCTGACTAATCACATAGCAGCTAATTATGCGTGGTTGAGATCTCATGAAAACCAGTTAAGTAGTCTCCCCATCTTTTATGATTCAGTGTATTATGTCGCATTTGGCGATGATAACGCTTTTTCCGTAAGAGAAGACGAAACAACAAGGTTTAATGAAGAAATTATGCAGAAATATGTCAGTGAGCTAGGAATGCGCTATACTAATGAGAATAAAACTCAGGTTTCCCATGCGCTACGCAGCTTATCTGAAATCTCTTTCCTTAAACGCGGCTTTAAATATATCCCTTTTTACGATCGAGTAGGAGCCCCACTCGAACTAGGAGTTATCCTGGAGATGCCTTACTGGACAAAGAAAGGCATCACGTCTGAAGAGATTACTCGCACCAACGTTGATTGCGCTCTCAGAGAGTTAAGTCTTCATGAATCTTCGATATTCACAGCTTGGGCGCCTAAGCTTGTAGAGGCGTCAAGGAAGTGTCTCGGTTATGTCCCACCTATTGTAAATCGAGAACTTCTACTTGCGACCATTGATGGCCGTGAGGATTTTTATTAAGAATTAACGAGCCCTAACTCGTTAAACTGGGGGAGATACCATCTCCTTAATAATGGTTATACCCGCGTGATCTTGCCACCTGAATACTTTCGCTCTCAATAAAGTGGTAATGCTGCAAAATAAGGCCCCTATTTAGGATCGGTGTGCCTCTAAACACCCTAGAGCGACATGGCGGTGAGAATAGGTCCCCTCTCCGTCACACCAGCGACCGCCGAACACACAAAATCAAATCATGTCCAGTTCCCTTGAAGAATCCGATGAATGTAACCTTCCGTCAACCACGTTTGATTCTGCCATTGTCCCAGACCCCGGAATTATTGATCCCCCGTCCACTACTCAATTTGTAGACCAACTCCCTGGGACAGTGGCTATTAAGCCGATGCGTATGGATATTAACAAGCACCTACTCTCAAACGCCAAATATGGTGAAGCTGAATCCCTATACGATTTTCTTCGCAAACCTTATCCATTGTTATCTGGAGTATTCCAGTCCACCGATGTATCTACTACTTTTACTAGAGTTAATTATTTTAAGGATATTTTGACGCTCGAACCCTATGCTTCCAAATTAAAAGGATTCATGGGCATTAGAGCCGATATGATACTAAAAATTGTTTACAACTCTAACCAGTTCCAAGCTGGTAGATATATCTTAGCCGTGAGCCCTCACGGTGGTGGTTCGAAATCCAAGAACAACACAATGGAAAATGGTACGCGTTTTGCTGATCTTACGACCATTACACAACTACCACACGTCCAATTCGACATTAACACCGAAAGTTCCGCCACATTAGTGGTTCCATATACATCAGTGTACTCACATATGCCGGTAAACCCCAGTTCAGTCGTTTATACCCATTCCATGGGGACTATCCTGCTAGCTCCTTATGCCCCATTGGTTACTACAGCAGGATCATCTACAGTACCGTTCGATCTCTTTGTTTCCTTCGACAACATCGATCTGGCAGCCCCAGTGTACCCACAAAGCAGAAACCACAAAGACACAGTCTCGAAAGAGCAATATGCAGCCAAAATAGGTCCAGTTGGAGCTGGTGCTGGTAAAGTCGCTACAGTCGCGAATCTTATAGGAGATCGCGTCCCGCTACTTTCAGGTATAGCTAAGCCCGTTGCTTGGGCAGCCGACATTTTCGCCTCAGTGGCTAATGTTTTCGGTTGGTCCAATCCTATCGTGCTCTCCCCCGCAAACCGTATAACCAATACAGCTTTTGCTTACGCGAACAACCCAGATGCTGGAGATAATTCAGTTCCCTTGTCACTTTTCGCAGGCAATCAAGTTGAGGTAATGCCAGGTTATGCAGGGTCAGATCTCGATGAAATGGCACTCTCATACCTCATTCGCATACCAGCATATATAGACTCCTTCAGCTGGAGCACTTCTACTGCAATAAATACCGTGTTGGGTACCTACACAGTCTCCCCTTTCCAACTCAAGAGAAATAGATTTTCAGGTCTCACTAGCGTTACCACGATGACTCCAGTCGCCTTCTTATCCAACATATTTAAGTATTATAGAGGCGGCATTAAATACAGAATTAAATTAGTTAAGACCGGCTTCCATTCCGGCAGACTTCTTATCTGTTTTAACCCATCCCCTTTCGCAACTCCCACGACCATATCTAGTCTCATACAATCAACATACATTAATCGTCAGATAGTCGATATCTCATCTCAGACAGAGTTTGAATACACAGTTCCTTATGTATCTTTATCTCCTTGGAAACCCACTCAAGGTAATTACTCTGCTATAGGCAATTTGGTGATAGTTGTAGCGAACCCTTTAGTCGCACCAGCTACTGTATCCAGTTCCATTACCGTAATAGTGGAAGCATGTGGTGCTGATGACATGGAATTTAATGTTCCTACAAACCATAATCTTCAGCCAGTTGTTGTATACGATCCGCAGTCCTTTGATCCAAGAGGAGCAGCGGGCGTTATAGACTCAGGAGACTTAGGGTCTTCAACATTGGATTCCAACCAACACTATGCAGCGCGAGCTTGTGTCGGTGAAAAGACTCTCTCCCTTTTGTCTTATGTTAAAAGCGCAGACTTCTCAAGTACCGAGATTTCAGTAGTTAATTCTCTTACTTATTATCCATTTGTTAGCCAATACGTCTTGAGCTCCCCCACAGTAGCTTCCACTCCCAATATGGTCACAGATAATTTTGGCTTGATAAAGAGTTTATACTTATACAATAGAGGTTCCGTTAGAATTAGGCTAGTTCCAGTCGACAATCAATCCGTCGATTTAAAATCTTCCAAGTTGTTGAATCAGTCGTCTTCATCACCCGATTATACGGGTTATACGACTGGTGCGATATCTACTGGTTACGATCACGGTATGATAGCCTATAACACTACGAGATCAGGAGGTATAGAAGTCCAAATCCCGCAGTATCACAGATTCCCAATGCGCATACAAAATGACGATATCCTCAATAGTGCTTACAACGTCAATTTTAATGTGCCTACAACGACCTCATTTCTGCTTGAAATGAATGCGCGAGAAACGTTTTCCGTAAATCTTGCACGTGCAGCTGGTGATGATTTCCATTGTGGATTCTTCATAGGTGTACCCCCCATGACAGCCTTGTAGAGCTGTCCTAAGTCCTCTTTTAACGAGGCGTCGTTGGCATCCCACACCCAATAGCCCCAATTGCGGGGGTGGTTGTTAGTGATAGGCTGGCCGCTCAATAGGCCCCTTTAATCTTAGGTAAAAGATGATTAAAGTACTTGAAAAAGTATCCAGTTCCGCCAGTTAGTCTGGTTCTCTCTTATTCGCACAGAGTGGATGAACATAGCGCCCATTATTCCGATGGATTTCCAGGTTTTATACCGGATATCTTGTACCTCCCCCTGGTTTAATGGGGGGCACAAGAGCGTTCTTGGGTTATTTAGAACGTTTTGCTGGCTAACAGCACTTTGCTCATTTATGAGAGGAGGTTTTTCACATCATTATTCCTACTCCTTGG